TTACATCAGATTTTTGACCGCAACTCTACGATAGTAACGGTTTGCATTAATCGTAAGACCGCCGAGACCTGCATCAGTACCCTCAGCGAATGGGTTTGCAACCATTCCATAACGGGTCTTAAATCCAATTTTTGGTTGGAAGTTGTTCTCACCAACGGCACGAACCATCTGGAGAGGCACATAAGGGCAGTAGAAGAGTCCTGCGTCATAAGGAGAAGAACCCTTATAACCAACAACATAATATTGGTTACCAGGAGATGCATTACCTGAAGTCAGGTTAGCTGCATATGGGTCAATATATACACGGAATTTGCCCATTAGAGTACCAGCAAAAGTATTGCCAGTATCATCAACGTTCAGGTTAGCGTTGAGTGCTGGGGTATAATCCAGAACGCCAGCCATGGTCAGTGCTGAAGCAACGTCAGCAGAGCACATTATGATGTTGCCCTTTCCTCTACGAGTCCTTTGTGCGATTGCGTTAGCATCACGCTCGATTTGGAACAGAAGACCTTTGAACTTCTCAACTGACCAACGACCATTAGAGTCGATGTCCAAGTCAAAGATACCAGGAGTTGCAACGTTCTGCACAGCACCCTGTTCAGCAACCTTGTAGACGGTTCTGATGACTTCGCGGTTGATTTCAGCAAGAATCTCTGTGGAGAGAATATTTGCCAATTCTGCTTCAGCATTCAGACCGTGGATTGCCTTGAGGTCTTGAGCAAGCTCAAGTGAGTACTCAGCTTTCAGTGCGCGTGACTTTGCAGTAACGGTGACTTTCTCGATTGAGAATGCCATCTGGTTGAAAGCATCCGCCCCCGTACCATCAAGACCTTCTGCAGAATCTGTACGAAGACCTTGACCAACATTATATGCGGTCGAAGTAGCAGTACCGACTGGGTTCAGAACTGAAGGGTTAACACCACTTTGGCTAGTAGTACCCATACCAACGGTGCCGTTGGTAAATCCATTAGCATCATCACGTCCTGCTGGTTGACCAGAGAACGAAGAATCTGCTTCATTGAAGAATGCTTCATTTCCACTTTGATTCACATAACGTGAACGCATTGCAAAGATGAGTCCAGTAGGACCACTCATTGGTTGAACGCCTGCAATATCATAGGCGATCAGATTAGGCATTGAACGTCTGATCAAGGAGATCAGAACGGGATCGAAACCTGCAGTAGGACCAGTGCCGCCTGCATTTGTGAATCCACCATTACCAACAGAGTTGGTTGGTGCTTCAGTCAGGAATGAACCTGCAGTTTCAAAAGAGGATTGCTCTCTTAAAAATCTTTCTTGGTTTTCTAACAGGACTGCGGTTACCGCTCTACGATGTGAATCTTTGATTGAATCAAGACCCTCATAATTGAGAAGAGGTGCCCACTTTTCCTGCAGATGCTCTGATTGGAACATTTGCGTTTACCTTTGTTAAGTGTTTGTTTTTTGTGTTTGAATTATATTAAATTCAATTATTTGCTGAACGATGAAAGAGTCTTCAAGTAGTTAGCCATCGAACCAGAATGTGATTCATATGAACTATCTACACCTTCCGACAGGGTTTCAGTTCTTGCTGATGGAGAAACTCCTCTTGAAGGAAAATATGATTCCTTCAATGTCTCCAGTTTTTCACGATATTCTATCTCACTTTCAAACTCAACACTTTCGGAAAGTGAAGCGAGCTTGTCTTTCTGAGTGTCTGCAAGACCTTCAGAAACTTGTTCAAAGATTCCATCAGCAACCGACTCTGAAAGACGCTTGTTGAGTGAAATATTTTTTTCGATCTGCTCGTTGAGTTTAGTCTCCATATCATCAAGTTTTTCTACCATACTCTCAAGTACATTATATTTCTCTTCAGGGATTGTTACATAATGATCTTCAAAAAGACCTCTCATTCCTTGAAGGAATGATTCAGTCATTTCGGTCTTAAGACCTTGTTCAACTGCGAGTGCATTTTCAGAAATCCACTCGTCAGCAACATACTCAAGGTATGAATCTACACGTTCTGCAAGTTCGGTCTTAATTTCTTCGACCTCCTCTGCAAGAACATTAGAATACTGCTCTTCAAGAGTTTCTTTAATTTCAGAAACTTTTGAACGAAGAGCAGCTTCGAAGATTGTTCTTGCTTTTTCTTGGAACTCTTCAGAGAGATCCTCACCAGCAAGAAGGGCATTAACATCTTCTTCGATGTCATACTCCTCTTTCATTTCATCTTCATCATCTTCTTCGTCTTCTTCTTTATCACCTTTTTTAGACTTTTTCTTGTCATCATCTTCTTCATCCTCATCCTCATCTTCTTCCTTTTCAGAAGCTTCTAAGAGTTCTTCATCTTCATCATCATACTCTAACTCTTCTTCCTCCTTCATTGCTTCTGCAGGTTTTGCACCCTTATTAACAACATCCTTAACTTGCTTAAGGGTTGCTCCTGGAGTTTTTAATTTTGCAGAATCATCATCTGACTTATAGTTTTCTGGAGTAGGACCGCCAAGGTCTTCCCATGATCCAGTTTGTCCTGGTGTTGATCCTGAAAGACTTGGAATTGGATCAGGTGCAGATGCTCCTGAATTCACAGCAGTCTTGGATTGCTTTGCACCACTTCCCGCACCACCACCTTGTCCAGGTGTAGAAGCAGATTCCATTTCTTGTAATTGTTTGCCACGAGACATTTGAACTCTCCGTATTGTTCCTGTAGTAAATCTATATTTATTTATAATTAATTAAATTACAACGAATTTAAGAACTCGTTGAACACTGATAACTTATATTCTTCAAGAACACTTTGATCAACAAGAGTGTTAATTTTTCTATAAGTTTTCTCTGCTGCCTTCTCTCTTAACAATCCCCCATCCCAACACCACTCTTTTCCTTCCATAATTCCCTGAACAAAAGCATCAGGTGCAGAAGGGTCTGCAACAATATCAGCAGCAGTAGCAAGCATAAAGTCTTCACCAACTTCTTTATAACCTTTATTGTTTTCTCTCAGTGAACCAATACCACGAGAAGAAACCCCAAGGCACACTCCATCTTTAAGAAGTGATTCAACAATCTTTCCCATAGGAGTGGAAAGAATTTGAGCTTTACCTATAAAGTTATTGCCATCACGATAAAGTTCTGTGATTTTATGTGAAACTCGATCAAGGTTTACTGTTGGTCCATCAGGATGCCCAAGTTCTCCCAGTGCTCTACCCTTTTGAACATATTGCTCATTATAACGAGTCACCTCACGTTCCATAATAGACATAGGATACATGCGTCCATTACGATTTACAGTTTCTGCCTGCAAAAATGGTCCTCTGATGCAGAGCCTTGCTTGCTTACCAGTTCCTTCAGTAATAACTTCTACTTTTTCGATTTCTTCTCTGATGAGTTTCATTTTTATGCTTCCGATGTGATTTGAACTTGTTGATGATAAAGAACTCCAGCACCAGATCCAAAAGCAGAAACTTTGTTTGAGGCAGTAACTGATGCATCAGGAGAATTAAATGCCGTTACGATTCCACTTGAATTGTAATTTACAATCATTCTTGTTTGGAAAAATCCATTCACGCCAGAAGAAGTATCAACTGAAAGAACTTGTTGATGAGTAAAGTTGTGGTATAATGAACCTGAAAGTGTTACATAATCACCAACTCCAAAAGGAACTTGAGTTCCTTCAGGCACATCTACAATTGTTGTAGTGCCAGTTGTAACTCCAGCAACACGATTTGATGCTTTAGTAAGGGCAAGAGTTGCAGTTCCATTCGCAGGAACATAATAATCTACATTTGTTGCCGAAGGAGTTGCACCAACCGCAATATGAGCAGCGCCACCAACGGCAACAACCCTAATAACGTTTGATTGAACAGAAAATGCAGTTGATGTTGATGCAGTCCCTGCCGTAAAGTTGAATGAGGATCCAGCCCCAACTGGTCTATGAGCCATTATTTTATTAGATACACTTTTAGTTATTTATAAATCTTAAATTACCTACTAATCTCTTCCCAGTCCATAGAAGCAACTACAGTATCACCATTATCCTTAGAAGCAACAACAAGAGAAATTTCATAAGGTGTTGATGTTAGTCCATTTCTTTCTAACTGAAACTTAAAGAGTGCTTCTCGGGGTATATCAATTTGAGTTATTGTATGATTTGAAGCAGTAAAAAATCCACTCGCAAGTATTCTTCCGCCAGTATGTGAAGTTCCAGTAATGTTATAATTCACAGCACTGTCATCACCAGCACTTACCCAATCTCCTCCCCCAGTAGTGCCAGATGCTCTAATCTGCCAATTA